AAACAAGGTATAAAAAAGGACGCTCCAACCACAAAGTTTTTCCAGTTAACTTTAAAGCTCAGGCCGTGGATTAGCATCTTCTGGCGTATCCTGTGCTATTTCAATAAGCTGCTCGTCTTCAAACGCTTTAGCCGATAGGTCAAAGGCAAAGCAGTCAATAGAGCCCGATTTAATTTTGGTGCCCTTAGATATGCGCTTCTTCTTAAGCCCAAGGTAGGCTTTATCTACTTCCAAGGCGGTTAGGACATCCTTCAAAGTAATCTGATTCTCAGTGCAATAATTTCTAAACTGCTTAGCGTTAATGTACATTTCTTTAGTATCAGGCTCTATGCGGATGTACAGCTTATCCCATCTAGGCTCAACAATAGGTAGCTGCTCCATGCCTGTGCGTCCGTCGGCTTCGTTATTAATTACTAATACAGTGCCACGATGTTCGTTAATAAACTCACTAATAGCATCAATCATACCTTTACTTGGAGGTTTAATATCGTGCCGCATGACTTTAAGTTCTGCAACAATCCAGGTATATACCCTGTGTATATCAAAATCAATGATGCCTAAATCCTTAGCAATTAAAGCACCAGCAATATTACATGCAGCTACAGCCGACCAAAACCGTTCACGGTTACTCATATCAACGGCTTTATCAATACGCTGTTGGACTTGCATAACAAGATCCATAGCTTCTTCTAAGTCACTGACTAAATATTGAGCGTATTTAACGCCTGCATGCCCGTGATGCTCGTATAAAGCATTGAATATTTCCTCGGCTTCTTGCTTGCTTAGTGTGCCTGTAAGCTCAATCTTGTACTCTAAGAGTCGCATAAACTCACCATCAGGGGTAGCCTTAAGGGTAGATAACTTGTCGTAGAACGAAGCGTTTGAGCTGGTTAAAACTATCGTGCCCCACTTAGTGGTATTTATACGCTCAGCGTTCTCGTGCTGTTTCATGCGATTCTTACCTCTACCTTGCGATGCAGCATAAAGTAGATCTGAGAAATGATCACCACTCATTTTGGTAACTTCGTCAATAGTCACAGGTAGATTATTCATAACCCCAAGGCGATGAAGCATGGAGTTCATGGTGTCTTTCCATTGCAACATAAGCTCTTCAGGGTGACCCCATACGCTGTTACACATCTTAAGAACAGTGGACTTACCAGTGCCCGATGTATTGTTTACTAAGTTGATGATGGCACCCTTAAGTTTGAGATGCTTAAGTAGTGGCGCACCAAAGGCAGTAAAGAAGCCGAAGGCATGCGGTTCAAATCCAGGCTGGTCGTATACTTTTACTATACGCTTCCATTCTTCAAAGCTACCTGTTGGCTTTAAATAATCAGCTAAAGAACCAGTAGCTACTGAGGGTGGGCTATACGTTACTTTTTCTGCTGAAACTTCTTGCTCTCCAATAATAAATTTTTTGTCTTTATCAGTCCAACCAAATTGATCTCTCATAATTTCTTGCTCCATTGAATGTTGTAAGTTTTTTGCTGATGAAATCATGTATCCCATAATTGCATCCATTTGTTTTTTACCTGCGATAACTCCGTAATACCCCAACTTGTCTCGTAATTTTTCCGAAGTCATTGCGTCTGTAGCAGACATGGCAAACTCTTTCATACCGTCTTTTGGTAGATGCAGTCTAATCCAAACCGACTCGCCTTTAGCAGGATCGTGCAGGCGTTTGACTATATACAAGTCATGTTCGTATATATTTACAGCATCAACGTTTCCATCTTCGTCTTTAATCTCAATATAAACACCTCCATTTTTGCCCCTAAAGTACGGAAACGGATACGTTGGTATATCAAAAACTTCCTTTTGACCAGTCTCCGTCGTCTCCACAACAATACTATCTTCCGCAGCAGCAGCAATTTCAGATCCAAGTTGTATCGGCGACGATATCTTACCCTTGTGTTGACAGCCCTCACATCCTTGAGGATTAAGTTTCTCGAATGTTTGGCATGTGTACGGCCCCTTCGTTTGGTTAGCTTTGCGCTCGGTGTTCTCTGGCGAGTACTCGGGATGGGCTTGGGATATTTTATGAATTGCTTCATCTCTATCTACGCAGACCGCCGCTACTGACAACCCTGCTCTCCATAGTGGCTCTTCAATTGTGTCTTGGTTTACTGCAATGTTTTCAAGCTGAGCGCAACCCTGCCCATTCATGGTTTTAATCATGATGGTTTTAAATCGACTTTGCTTATTACCTAATAACGCTAACGCAGACTCGCTATATTGCCGAGGGATCCAGTCTGGTGCAACTAATACACCAATAGTTTGTTTGACATACTCATAGTCAATCTCAGGCTGTAGCTTTAATATATCTACGACAAGTGGCGGGTCTTCTTTAAAATTAAGTGTTTCTGATACACGTAAAATAGATGCGTTATCTGCGGTCCTGGATGGGTCAGCATCAAAGTTATGTTCTTCACATAGTGCTTTAAGTCGCTCCGCTACTGGGCGCCATTCCGACCGAGTAATTACAGTCTTTAATCTCCAGTACGCATGGATGCCTCGCCCTGAGTTAACCACAGATGGCAGTGGCATATTAATCTTTTTGCAGAATTGCTTTAGTGCGTCTAAGCCAATAGTTTGATCTGAATAAGGTTTACCCTCACCGCAATCAATGTCTATCCAAAAAGATTTAATAATGTCGCCATTAGGCTGAACCCGTCCTTCTTTAGGATCTTTATATTTAGCGCAAGCAAAGTACACATTGTTGTCATCCTGCAATAGCTTGGCAATTTCCACTTCCGCCTCAGCCAGTGTCTGATGGAATGATTGTTTTGGTCTTTCCTCGTCCTGCCGTAAACCAACTATGCAATACCACCCTTCGCCTTCGGGGGCTAATATTGCTGTCAGTAGATCTGTTGTTGCCATATCACCTCAACACCGAAAAAATAAGGACAGCAAGGGATTCGGCAATATCCCGATTCGCTCCGTCGAGCTAGCTGTCCCCGTGGACGTTAACTACTTAATAATTTATCTATTAGCTCAATCTTGTTTTTGTGTGGTGTACCAGTACCCGTAAACCATGTGTATATAGTCATACGGGAGACGCCAAATTTCTTAGCTATCTGTGCTACTGGTATACCCTTTGCGATGCAATGCTTGCCAAGGCGAACCCCCGGGTGCCGAGGGTTGCCAGCTTTTATTGCTTCAACAAGACGGAGACTATAACCTCTTAGACTCATGCTTCTTCATCAGTAGACCATCCGCTCATCACGGCTTTCAGGTCTCGTTTAGCGGTCGGCTCAGCCTTTTTCTCTTCACGTTTCTTAGGCTCAGAGATTGACTCTACTTCAACTTCAACTTTGGATACCTCTGCCTTTGCTGTTGGTGCAGCTAGCTTAGGTTTAATACCGTCCGTTTGTGCAATTGTCATAGTAACTGCGTTTTTAGCAGCTTGAGTCTCACCAAGTTTCTTGGCTTGCTCCCATTCATCCTTCTCAAGAAAGCGCATTGGTTTAAAAAATAACTTACCAACCGTTGAGTCTTCATCAAAACGCATCTCAGTAACCAAACTATTTAAGTTGTAGCCTTGTGAGCCAACATACTTAGCGTATTGGTTGAATGGCATGTGCTCTAAATCACCAGGAGTTTTCATGTCATAAAAAATAGACTTAGATTGCAATGTCATTTGATAGACGTCACCATCTAAATCAGCCGCTAATGCTACTGCAACACGACGGTTCTTACGACATGCTTTGGTAGTGCCCTGACCTGATCCATTAATATCTTGTGGGCAGTTGCCACACGCTGCTGATTGTGGGGACTTAATAGACGAGTCTGGTTTTTCTCCATCATTAGACCAGCAGTCAGGTGGTGCAGCATCAGCTTTTGGATCCCATGCTTTAGCATAGAATGTCCTTGAGATATGCTTGGAAGCGTTAACAATAACAACTTCTAGCTTGCCGGTGTTGGTCTTGGATACTTCTGTACCATCTACTTTAAGCACAAACTTGTTATTACCAAGCGCAATGCGTTTAACTTGCGAACCACCACCTGATAGGGCTTTGGTTACATCATCAAGTTCTACCTCTTTAAGGTAGTCAGGCAGTTGATTATTAAATAAGGCGACGTTACTCATTTGCTTCTCCTAACGATAATAGCGTATGTGCGATCCACATTTAAACCGGCGGGATGCAAATCCGGATTCTCTTCCAAAAACTGCTTCATATTGGTCTGATGAATTCTTTTCTCAAGCAAATCGGGAGCTTCATGTTCGTGTAAGAACTTGTAAAAGTTTTCCCAATCGTTTGTCCAAAACCTGCTCTTTACCGACCGCATAGCAAGACCATGCTTAGTCTTAATGCTATCGGCATTTGTTTGTTTGCAGATCTCAAGTATTTCCTGTTCTAGTAAAGACAGCTGTTCATTGAGGTCAGTCTCTTTATCTTCTAATTCACGACGTATTTGGTCACGGGCGTCACGTATTTTAATATAGACTTTGACCAGTTTGTCCATATCGGCGACGGGTTGTACTACCGCTTCGGCATCATTCATTTTCGGTTCCTTGTTAAGTGTCGGATCTAAGTCCGTTAATTAATACTACAACTACTACTTTACTCTGTCAACTCTTTATTGTCAACTTCTTGTCGGTACAAATCAATTATTTTTGTATGCGTATCAAGTTTATTTTGCAACATATGATATAACTTTGTCTCTACGGGACTACCCTTAATATGCACAATAGTCATTGCGTTCTTCTGCCCTTGCCTATCTATACGTGCATTAGCTTGTAAGTAAGTCTCTATAGATGTTACTGGTGCATACCAAATAATAGTATCAGCAGCCGTTAGTGTGACTCCGTGTGCAGCAGCCTGTGGTTGTATGATGAGTACTTTAGGGTTAGGCTGCTCTTGGAATTGTTTAAATATTTCAGTACGTTTATTTACTGGAACTTTACCATTAATAACTTCGCAAGTAATACCCGCCCCTCTCAAATGTGTCCTGAGTAGTTCTATTGTATGCGTGAAAGGAACAAAGACAAGAACTTTGTGACTGGTTTCTTCAATTACTTCTTCAATAACACGTAGGCGATTACTAACATCAAACTCAACGACAGCGCCGGTATCAGAATAGACAGCTCCACCTGATATTTGTAAGAGTTTATTAATCTTAACCGCAGCATTAACAGCGCTAACTTCTTCGCCATCCGCTGCCATAAGGTACTCGTCTCTGAGCGTTTTGTAGTATTTCTTCTGTTGCGCAGTAAGGGGGGCGTCCCGAAAAACATGTGTAACCTCCGGTAGGTCTAAGCAATCTTCTTTTCTAAATCTAATTGCTGGTTGAAGAGCCGTAAATACTGTACGGTCTGAGTCGGGTTTTGGTAGCCATTTAAACTTGGTAATCTGCACCATGGTTTGATCACGAAAACCCCCAAAGAATCTAGGTACATTGTCGGGCACTACCATCTTTGCTAGTCCAAATGCGTCCGTCGGACTTTGTGCTGCTGGTGTACCAGTCATCATCCATATCCATGTGCGTGGAGTTATAATGTGACTAAGGGTTCTCCAACGTTTAGTAGTAATAGTTTTATATGCATTAGCTTCATCAATAATTATTAAATCAAAATTTTGTTTTGCAATAGCGTCGGCTACAATATCTACGCCGTCATAATTTATAATTACAAATTGAGCGTCACTTTCAATTACTGCTACTCTTTTATCTTTACCCCCATAAGCAATACCTACTTTGCGGTGCATTGCAAACTTAAACAAGTCAGCCTGCCAAGCAGACTGCATGATAGACAAAGGACAAATAATTAATACTTTGTATACTTTGTTTTGTTCTATTAAATAGTCGGCAGCCCATATAGCTGATGCTGTCTTGCCAGTGCCTTGTTCGTTAAAACAAAATGCTCTTTGATTTAATGTAAAAAAATTAGCCGTTTCTTTTTGGTGATCCATGGGTTTATATAACCCAGGCCATTTGTAATCACGTTGTATTGGAGAAGGTACATTTTTAATTTCAAGTTTTGATAGGGCTTGTGCTTCTTCTAAGCCCCACCGAACAGCGACTTTATGTAGGTCGCCGTTGGTTTCAATAATCTCGCTTTTGTGAATACACTCAGTTACAAGATTGGGTCTTCTTGTAGTAATTACTATTGCTTTGTTATTTACTATTTCCATGTTTAGGCGTGTTCTTTTTTACCGAATGATCTGGGTTTCTTGCATATGAGCGATTGCTCTTTGCAGTCTTAACCGTAAGATTGCTGCGTACCGTTTTTCCACCTTTAGATAAAGGGACTTTGTGGTCAACATCTTTGCCATCGCCTTTGTGGACAGCCCCAGCTTTTTCCATAATTTTACGAGCTTTGTTACGTTGCGCCCGTTTCTTCTTGACCTCCGGCGTACCATCATATTGTTCATATTCCTTCTTGTAAGGGCGGGGTTTGTTCACATAAGGCATATCGTTGCTCCTCTTTACGGTAAAAATACACGGCGCCATCGCCTAATACTATGTATTTTGGCATGTTTTTAAGGTCTGTTCCAGTCAATAATTTAAGGGTTTCGTC